CGGCAGGCCCTTGCCCGTAAGCGTGTTCTTGGCCTCGGCCTGGAGTTCCCTGCGCGTGATAGCAGCTTCCCTGTCGGCCAGGTCCTTCTCGCGCTTCTTGGCCATATAGTCAGCCCTCTCGGCCTGGGTCATCTTGGCCAGCTTCTCGGCCTCGGACAGCTTCTCATCCTGGAGAGCCGTCCACTTTTCCTGGGCCTTGGTGACCGCAGTAGTCACGGCCTTTTGCACTCGCCGGTCGAACTCAGACTGTCCGCCGGCTTTTAAATAGTCGTCGAATGACATGATTTCGTTCCCGCCATTGTCCGCACCCTGTCCGCCGTCGTCATTGCCGCCGCCGTCCTCTGCGAATTTTTGCAGGTCCATCTTAAGCAGTAAATCATTTTTCATAAGTGTCTCCTTTGCCCGGCCCGTTCGTTCGCCCGTGCCGTTCTTCTTATATACAAGCGCTTTCGCGCGTGATACCTGATTAAAGGTCGTTGTCCTTGCGCCATTTGCGATATGTCGTCGCCGCTGGGACCTTCCCATTGCGTCCCGTCTCGGGGTCTCTTGCTCTCCGCTCCAGCCGCTCAACTGTCTTTTCGTCAATCGGCATTATTGTCGTGCATCGGCAATATGGATGCATGGGCGGGCAGTTCTCGCCTGGCATTGCGTCCTTGACTTTAAAGCGGTGTCTGTCTATCGCCCCGCATACCGGGCAAGTGACAGTGTCAAGGGTGGCAACAAACTCGTACTCGTCAACGCCGCACTCTCGGTAGGCGTCAAGCTGTGCCTGGTTGGCGCAGAAATTTGAGACGGTGCGGACCAGCCGCCGGGCGTTCGATGCGTGCACTCCATATCGCTCGGATATCTCCCGGGCAGCGGTCTCCAGCTTCTTCCCTGACACAAGCTCAAGCATGATTTGGTCTTTGACATCATCGACCATGGCCTGGCCGTGAGTTGCAAGCCTCTTATCCCAGCCCTCGCCGTCCCACCTGGATGCCAGCATCTTGCGGGCCGCTTTTTCGTCGAACCTTGGGAACTCGAATTGAAAGCCCACCTTTTGCTGTATACCGTAGATAGTGCGGTAGTAGCTGTCTTCCGCCGTCCTTGCGTAGTGTCTGCGTGTGGTCTGCCGCTCGTATGACTGGAGTGCTTTGACCTGGCGCGTGACTCTCTCTTGTAAGTCTTGCAGCTTTTGCAATTTGGTCGCAAATGCCGGTGTTTCGAGCTGGGCCAGGAACGCGTCTTTTTTGGGTCCCGCCGGTAATGCCTCCGCGGCCTGCTTGATGCTCTGAATGTCTGTCTTACCGGCCAGCCGCGCAACAAGCTCGACAGCGTCCTGCTGTGTCAGTCCGCTCAGGTCCTCATATCTGCTAAAGACCTTGCCCATACTCTCGCGGAGTTCGTCAGCAGCTTTTGCATATATGCGCCGGAGCTCGGCAGACGTCCGCTCTGCCTCGTCCATCTGTCCATACATGAAGCTGGCCTGCATCTTGCGAAAATCCCACGCCATCAGACCTCACCTTCGTCCTCTTCTTGGAGTTCATCGGGCAGCGTGTTCGGCGCTATACCGTACAGCCGTTCCTGATATGCCAGCGCCTGTTCTTTCTCCTCGTTGACTGCTTCAATCTCACCTTCCGGGTCCTCAACAAACGGCAGAAGACTAAGAAGTGTCCGGGAGGAAACCTTGCCTTCAAGATTGCTGACGATAAGAGACAGCTCCTGGAGATTTTTCGGCAGTGCCCTCGTGAAGGCTGGAATGATTGCACCCGCTTCGACGCTAATGGCCTTCAGGCCCAGGAAGTTACAGTATAGCCGGACTCTCTTGCGGAGCCCTTGTCTGTAGTGCCGTTCCTTTGTCTTGGTCAGCATCTCCAGGCCCAGCAGCTTATATTCCAGGGCAACGCCGGAAGTAGTACCGGCGAAGGATTCGTCGGTCAGATTGGGCACGTGAGAAAAGGTATATATGTCTTCCTTGAGCGCCTTGCGGAGCACCTCGGCCCCATCCTCGTCCATCTGCCGGGTCAAATATTCGGCTTTTGCATCAATGGGGAGCTCAATGAGTTTCTGTTCCTTGAGTTTCTTGAGCGCCTCATCTGTTTCTGCCTCGTCATCACCCAGGAGCGCGCCGTATAATGCCAGGATTGAGTCGATGAATTGCTCCTTGTCCGTGACGCGGTCACTCATGAGGGCGTTATATGCATCGATAAGAGACAGCTGGCCTTCGAAGTCGCCCAGCGCTTCCTTGTTGTTCAGATACTCGACAAGGGGAATGCCACCAAAAAAGTGTTCGGTCGGCTCCTCGGTTGTCCACTCGTGCACAATGCCGGGAGTTGCCGCGCCCTCGACGACCAGATTATAGATGTAGTGCTCTGTCATGACGGTCGCAACGTATTCCATGGAATCGGTCGCGTCGTTTTTGCGGTTCCAGTAGTAGACGCCGAAAAGCTCTGCCTCTGCGATCGTATCGTCGCAGACCACGAAAGCACTCAGCGGAGAGACGGCCTTGCTCGTCGCGTTGCCGTCGCTGTCTGCATATACATATTCATAGGCCAGCCCGAAGATACTGCCGTCAAGTGCAAGGTCTGCATCGACGTCATCAATGCCGGCCGTATCGAATGCATCAATCAACGGCTCGATGTCATGGTCGCCGGTAGTCGTATAAGATATCGGTGAGCCCATGAAGTAACCGGCGGCCGTGTCAGAAATGTCCCTCGCGTGATTGCATGTGATACGAGCGTTCGGTGCGTCCTTGTCGTCCCGCGTCCGGTGCTCTATGTCATGGTGTCCGATATAGTATCGGTAGCACTTGGCCTTGATACCGTTCATGGCAATGTGCTTCTGTATCAGGCGCCGGATGATGGCCTTATCGATTTTCTGCTCGTCCCACAGTGCGCGGGGGTAGGTAAATTTATACATATATGTATCAGCCTCCTACGGCGGATTTTCTTTTAATGCGGGCCTTGCGTTTTGTCGCATCGGCCTCAAGGCTATACCTGATAGCGTCGATCGTGTGGTTGTCTTTATCCGGGTAAGAGCCTTTAAAATTGCCGTTGCGGTCTCGCTCCAGCTCGTATCCGATGAGCTCCCGCTTAACATTGGGAGTCCTTACCGGGTCAACGATTATCTCGTCCAGGTCCTCAGACAAAAAGTGAATGCCGTGCTCTATACTGCCCGGGCCCTTTTTTGCTGGTACGCATCTAAGGCCCAACTCGTTAAAGCTGTCAATGCTGCGGGGCTCCTCACTATCTGCTATGATGTAGTGTCTTTCCGGGTCCGCTGCCTTGATTCTCCTGACTGCCTCGGATGTCTTGAGATTGACAGCATAGACCTCAGCCAGGATATACAGCCGGCGGTGCTTGCTGTCGTAGTGAGACCTGACAAAGGCCAGCGGGTCAGCCGCAAAGCCGAAGTCCAGGCCCTGCCGGATTTTATCGAAACGTGAAATTTCCGCATCCGTGATAGTGCGAATGACGACATTGTCAAAGACCTTGCCGCCTGTGCCCGTTGCCTCGCCCAGGTATTCATGACGGTAAGACATGGGCTTCCGCTTTTTCAGGTCCTCAGCTTCCAGGAAGAATTGCTCGCCTAACCACTCGCGCGGTACTGTGAGATATGTGCTGTGATTGCACAGTGTGTCCGGGCGCTCTTCCAGGACGTCCTGGTTGACCCAAGATTGGAGTTGTTTCGGCGGATTCCATGTATAGAAAACGATGAATTTTTTCCCGCCGCGCATCAAGGATTGGTTAATCTTGCGCTCGTCCTCGTCGCCAGAGAATTCGGCTCTCTCCTCGTACCAGATGTACTTAAAATAGCCCTTGCGGAGCTTAACGGACTTGGTCTTGTTGGGGTCATCACAGCCGCGGAAGATGATGCGCTGTCCCGTCGGTATATATGTAATACGGAGCGGGGAAAGAGACGCATGCCATAGATGAGAAACTCCCAGCGCATCGATTGCCCACAAAAGCTGCTCATATACTGACTCTTGCAAGGTCGCGCCGACTTTTCTGAAAACTGCCGCGTTGGCCTGCGGGTCCCGCATCATCCCCGTCACGATCTCAACGGACACGAACGAACTTTTGGTGGAGCCTCGCCCGCCATATAGCTTGTAGTGGGTGTGCTTGCCGGCTTTGATGTCCTGATGTATGGGGTAAAAATTGGGCGCTATTAACTCACTCAGCTTGACGGCTTTCTTCTTCATCTTCTCCGCCCTCGTCCGCTTCTGTTTGCCCTATATCATCAATAATTTGGACGGCCGCCATGCCAGACATTTCAACATCACGCTTGTCACGCCAGTCTCCGGGTTTGCGGTTTTTGAGCCAGAAAATCTGTGCTGTCACATCCGGCAGCACTTCCTTCTCGACGGTCTTCACGGATTGATTGCCCTTGCTGTCGATAATGACCGTCTTTTCGGTGTAGGTGTAGCCCATCGCCCGCTTGTAGAGTGCGTTTTCTACTTC